CATACATCTATTCATACACACAATATGAAATCGGATCCAAAGAGATCCGTCATTGAAAAACCAAAGGTTCCCAGAGGTGGTCGTACCTCTGGGAAGCGACAAACCGTTCATGCTGATGGGCCTGCCACCGACGGCTTCACCAGCTATGATCACAACGTCAAATTTGAGAACGTCAAACTCAAAGTCAACATCACCGCCGTCAAGGAAGATGACCGCAGCTTTGCTGGGGTTGTCAAGGGCGCGTTGTTGTCTTCGGTTCCTATCACGATCCCAAAAAATGACTCTGCTGCCACTATGCAGGGTGCCAAAAAACGTGTTGACCATCCTGTCAACACGTCGAGCGAAGATGAGTTTCTTGTCGGGCACGAGAAGCTCATGTCAATTATTCCGGATGGACTGCCAACTATCAGGGTCGATTCGGAGCTCATGCGCGAGTTCTTGGGAACTTGTGCTCCGGCAAAGGCAGCGCGGTTGTCTCTGGCGGCTGAGGAGCCCCAGTGGAACGTGGAGATTGACCGGGCGATGGTGTTCGCAAAAATGGAGGTGCTCTTGAAGGAGCATCAGGCCCAGCCGAGGGTTATATTTCAGGGCACTGAGATGTATAACCTTCTTACTGGATGTGTCATCATGGTGTTGGCACGTAGGTTCGGTGAAGTGTTTTCTCTGTCGAACCCTTTGAACGTGGGCAACCGTATGGTGTTTGCCCCCGGCGTTTCAAAGGAAGAGATAGGGAGAATGATCTACGAATCGCCTGGTGAAGCGGTCGAGAGTGACTTGAAGAACAATGACGGAACTCAGAGTCTGTATATGCGAAAGCGTGAGGCTATGGCATATCGGAAAATGGGAGCTCCCGATTGGTTCGTTAGAGAACTTGTCCGATGTGAGAAGGTCAGGGCTTGGACGCGCTATGGCGTTCAGTTCGATGTGGACAATGGGAAGATGTTGTCCGGCAGGACTAACACTACCCTGGGGAATTCTTACGTCAACATGTGTTTGACCTTGGCAGCGCTTCTGTCCGCCAAGGTTGAAAGTTCAACGAACGTGATCGGAGGGGACGATTACTTGGGTGTGGTTGAAGGCGCTGATGCTTTCCTCGAGGTTTTACCGACCTCCGTGGCAAAGTCCGGTATGGAGACAAAAGCCTTCAAGCCCAAGTCAAAGAAGCACGGGACCTTCTATAGGACTCGTTTCGTGCGCGATTCGGCCGGAATCGCCCCCATCCCTCAATTCGGACGTGTCTTGTCCAAACTCAACCTCAGGCCTAACATGAACTCTGAGGTGAACGATAGAGATTACATGGCAGGCAAGTATATGTCTGCTGCGTATGAACATCGACACGTCCCTCTGGTGAAGGACATCCTTCAAGAAACCGCTGACCAACTCAGCAAGACTCCTTTCTACGACGGCAAGTCAGCTATCCTTCGTGGAAATATAGCCCCTGGTGACGTCCGGGCTATTGTCAGCCGGGCGCGTCAAATTGATGATGCAGCTCTTGGTGACTTCTGTGCCGATGTCTACGACACCAGTTTTTGTACTGTTGTCGAGGCATATACAGCGGTAGCACAATCGTGTCTCGATTTTGCTAGCGGCTGGACTTATGTTGATAAGCGCAAGTGGAAGACCAAGAGTGGATATGTTGCCCCTATGCTCTGTGGGGAGACGTACGACGCCCTCCTGGCACCGGACCTCTGAGGAGGCGATGTCCCTTGATCCCTTTGGTTTTACGTGAGTAGGCTTGCCTCCGAACACTTTTCCAACC